CGCTGGAGAGACACTTGGATTAGGTAAGGATGTCGCTGGAGAGACACTTGGATTAGGTAAGGATGTTGCTGGAGAGACACTTGGATTAGGAAAAGATGTTGTAGGTGGTACAGTGGGATTAGGAAAGGATGTTGTAGGTGGGGCAGCTGGAGCGGTTGGTGCAGTAGGAAGTGGTATTGGAAATTTGATTTCGGGTGGAGGAGGACAAGGAGGAAATCAATCGGTTGGTGGTGCAGGAGGAGTATATGGACAAGGATATTCGAATTCATATGGTGGTCCAGGTGCACAGCAACAACAACAGCAGCAAACACCAGGTATGGACCCATATTCGTATTATGGCGCAGTTCCACCAAGAGCGAGTTGTAATTTCATTCCTCGTACGGCAGATTTCAGTTCATTTGGTAAATAAAAAGTCGTGAAGATTATATAAGAAGAATCGTATTTTCATGTATAATCAAATAAAAATATGGATTTATCTCTCAATGAAACATTGGAGCGATGTTCGATAGAGAAAGAAATCCGTGTTTTACTGCAAACATTCGATAAAGATGCAAATACAAAAAAAGGGATATATGTGTATGGGGCACCAGGAACAGGGAAAACATATTTTGTGAAAGCCATTTTGAAATCAATGGATTATGATGTAATCATGTACAATGCAGGAGATGTTCGTAACCAGAATTTATTTCAAACAATCAATAGCAATCATCTGTCGAATCGTAATGTATTGGATCTTATGTACAGAAAGCAAAAAAAAATCGCGATTGTAATGGATGAAATTGATGGAATTAATAGTGGAGACAAAGGTGGTATTGATGCATTAATCAAGTTGATTCGTCCAAAAAAAACGAAAAAACAGCGTATGGAAAGTACAACATTGAATCCAATTATATGTATTGGCGGACCAGATAATGACAAGAAAATCCGTGAATTAATGAAGGCATGTCATACATTCGAATTAAAAACACCAACACCTGTACAGATACGTGAAGTGTTGTCTCAACGATTGCAACCATTTAATACAGAGTTCGACAATTCTTTACAGGAAAAGGCATTAGAATATATTCAGGGGGATTTGCGTAAAATGAATTTCATGATACAAATGTGGAAGAAGAAACCACAATTGATGAATACATATGTAATGGAACAGATTTTCCATGTAAAAATGCATAATGAGGATGCAAAGAAAATCACATGGAATTTATTTCAAAAACATATTCCAATGGAGCAGCATAGTACATTTATGAATGAGACCGAGAGAACAACGGTAGCATTATTATGGCATGAAAATATTTCGGAAATAATAGACCAAGTCGACCCATCTACTGCATTTCCATTTTATACGGAATTATTGGAAAATATCTGTTTTGCGGACTATATAGGGAGAATCACTTTTCAGAGTCAAATTTGGCAATTCAATGAAATGACTTCTCTCATCAAAACATTTGATAATAATCAGAAATGTCATGCGATATTAGGTACAGAACAAATGCAATCTCTGAAGAAGGACGAAATTGAATTCACCAAAGTACTTACGAAATATTCGACAGAATATAACAATCAATTATTTTTACAGAGTTTATGTCAGAAGTTGAATTTGGATAAGAAAGATTTATTATCATTTTTCCAGGAATTACGATTGATTCATGGAGACCGTTTTTTTCAGAATAACGAGACACTCCGTTTTTTGGAACATCAATACCAAAAAGAAGAATTGGATATTTTGGATATTAAGCGCATGTATCGTTTCTTGGATAAAAATGCAAAACGAGACATGAAGGTTGGAGTATCTGTAGAAGATGATGAAGATGAACTCTGTACAGGATATGCTGGGAATGGAACTCGAAGTAGGAATCATGCAAATATGTTTCATAATGGAAATGATGATGAGGATGATGCAATTTAATTATTTAAGGGTTAGATTTGTTCAATTTGAGCCATTTCGATATCACCGTTTTCTTGTTTCTCTCGCTGTAAGTTTATGAAGTCGACAAAACGTAATGTATGTTTGTCATCTTCTACTGTACGAGAGATACTTGGATAAAAGCGCGTTAAATCTACTGTAAAAAATGTGTCACAAAATGCATGATTATTAATATAGGTGACATAAATGTGATTATAATGTGATTCGAATATTTTGTATATGCTTTCGCCACCAATAATGAATACATCATCAAAAATGAAAGGTAATAATAAAATATTGGAAATTTGAGATTCGAAAACGATATCATTTCCTTTGTCTCGTGTTTTTTGCATGAGAGACGCGGGGTCATGTGTAATGACATAATTTTTACGTTGCGGTAATGGTTTGTATCCTAAACTTTTGAATGTTTTACTACCCATCACAATTGCATTATTCCCATTACCAATTGTCATTTTACGAAAATACCGCATATCTTCTCTCGATTTCCATGGAATACATCCTTGATGTCCAATACCGTTTTTTTCATTCACACATACAATCGCATTTAATGGCATATTGTATATGTATATGTATATGCAGATATATATTCAATCGTGGCGTTGTACGCAAAATATATGATAAGATGAATACAGTAAATAACCGCACCATGCAATAATAGCACCTAATAATACAACTGCGATTACTGGCATTTTCTTATTTGTCTTTGTATGAGAATGGATTGAATACCTGCGAGTCTATACATAAAAAACTTATATGAATATGAGAGAAAGAGATTCTCTCATATGAGTTTTTTACAGGATAACCTACTATAGATGTCACAATTTGTCTCACAAGAGAATCAATCCTTATTATGGAAATTACTAAATAGAAGTCCTGCATTCGGTAATCAACCTGAAGCTATGAAGAATGAAATATTCCGTACAATGATATCGAGACAATATGATACGTTAGGGGCGCCGAAGGCGCCCATGGATTACAAATCTTTACAGCAAACCAACAAAGAAACAATACGTATGATACTTAATGTCTTTCAACAAATACCAGACCGTACATCATCTTCTGCTTCCGCTCCCACTTCCTCATCCACATCCACACAAATACGTCCTGGTTATGGTCCCGGGATAGAACCCCAATTAAATATGCTGTACAAAGACCATACTGGTACCGTATTACCTGACCCAATTGATGACACACAAAACGTTTTCCTTATGCAAAATCAAACTTCGAGAGAATTCTCTCAATTACAGCAAGAATATGAACAAATGGGTGCCAAACCCAGTGCACCAGATACATCTGTTTTCCGAGAAAATGAATATCAAGCAGACGAAGCCATACAAAATCTAGACGAATTATTATTACAGTATCAAAATGAACGAGAGAATGATTTGCTTCCCATTGCTCCTCCTCCTCCTCCGGAGGAGCCGAAGGCTCCGATGGTAGAGGAGGAATCACCTGCAAAAGTCACTTCGTCGACTCCTTTACATATTTCTACATCTGTATCTACATCTGTATCTACTATTTCTCTCGAAGAGCGTATCCAGACATTAGAAGCAAGAGTACAATCTTTAGAGTTATTCATACAAGAATTCCGAGAGACATCTGTAATACAACCTACATATCACCAATCCGATATAGAAACTCCAGAAGAAATTACACAAGATACTTATGTCGAGGATAATACTCCCGTTAGGTTTGTACGGATATCACCAGAAGATGGACATGAATTAGAAGATTATGAGGAAGAACTGTAAACAATCCGACCCTCTGGGATTGAATATGCATCTGCATGTGTGTATGTGGTAAAAACAATATAATATTTTCTGTTGGGTACATTATAATTCATACTCGTTTTTCCATTTACATATACATTATATTTTTACTGTAACTGTAATCGAAAATAAATGTCCGCATATGATTTGAAAAATGAATCCGAATGGCAAGCATTGGTCATCGATAATGGTTCTGGTATGTGCAAAGCCGGATTTTCCGGTGATGATGCCCCTAGATGTGTGTTCCCATGTGTTATTGGGCGACCCAAACATTTAGAAGTAATGGATTTAGGACAACAAGATAGCTATATTGGTGATGATGCACAAATCAAACGTGGAATATTAGATATCACATATCCAATTGCCCATGGCATTGTGACCGATTGGGATGATATGGAGAAAATCTGGCATCACACCTTTTACAATGAACTCCGTGTTGACCCTGACGAACATCCTGTATTATTAACCGAAGCTCCATTAAATCCAAAAGCCAATCGAGAGAAAATTACACAAATGATGTTCGAAGTATTCAATGTTCCCGCCATGTATATCAGCATTCAAGCCATTCTCTCTCTTTATGCTACCGGACGTACTACCGGATGTGTCGTTGACTCTGGTGATGGTGTTACCCATGTTGTCCCTGTATATGATGGATATGTGATTCCACATGCCATTCAACGCATCAATTTAGCTGGACGCGATTTAACCGAATACCTATGCAAATTATTGACTGAACGCGGATTTCATTTTACTTCTTCCGCCGAATTAGAAGTTGTACGAGACATTAAAGAAATCATGACATATGTTGCCCTCGATTTTGATAAAGAAATGGAAAAGGCAAAAGAATCCAATGATTTAGAAAGAACATATGAAATGCCTGATGGTGTTGTTGTTACTTTAGGTAATGAGAGATTCCGCTGTGTCGAAGCCTTGTTCAAACCTGCATTAATTGGTAAAGAATGTAATGGCATACATGACTGTACACATAAAGCCATTATGACATGCGACATTGACCTCCGTAAAGATATGTTTCAAAATATTATCATGTCTGGTGGTACCACCATGTTCCCAGGAATCAATCAACGTATGACCAATGAATTAACTATGTTAGCCCCAGATAGTATTACTGTACGTGTAATTACCCCACCCGAACGAAAATATTCTGTATGGATTGGTGGCTCCATATTGTCATCCTTGCATACTTTCCAGGATATATGGGTTTCCAAAGAAGAATACGAAGAAAGTGGTCCCGAAGTTATTCATCGTAAGTGCTTTTAAATCCTCTAGATGTTCGGATACCTGTACATATACAGCACCACATATCACCTACAAAACCCCCAAAAATTGATATTGTTTCTTACTGTAACATACAACAAAAAGATACAATACACGAATATACACACAATTACACATATATATACACACATAACAGACTGTACACACAGGTACATATGATGAATACGACAATGGAATTCTCACAATTAAAAGAAGCAAGTGTTCCTGTACAGACTAATCCAATGCCGTCGATGATGATGACGAGAGAACATATCAGTAAAGAAAAGATATGTCTTGTACAAGGTGATTGTTTAGAAAAAATGAAAAATATCGACAAAGAATCCATCGATTTAATTTTATGTGATTTACCATATGGAGTTACCAAGAATAAATGGGATGTAGTGATTCCATTTGACGCATTATGGGCACAATATAATCGAATAATCAAGAAAAACGGTGCAATCATTTTATTTGGAAGCCAACCATTTACCACTATGATGATTGCCAGTAATATGAAGGATTTCCGTTATTCATTGGTTTGGGAAAAAAATAAATTCAGTGATTTCTTGAATGCCAAACGGAAACCCATGAAAACGAACGAAGATATCTGTATTTTCTACAAACGTCAACCAACATATAATATCCAGTATTGGTACAGTACACCATATGAGAGATGGAATACCCAAGAAGCAGTAGATAAACAGACGAATTATGGGAATCACAAACAGAATGTGGCGAAAAGTGATGGAAAACGACTTCCAACTACCATATTGAAATTCAATCGTGTGGAGAGACCGAAACATCCCACGCAAAAACCAGTTGATTTACTGGAATGGCTGATTAAATCGTATACGAATGAAGGAGAGAACGTGTTAGATAACTGTATGGGTGTAGGTAGTACAGGAATAGCGGCAAAAAATCTAAATAGAAATTTTGTGGGGATTGAATTGGATGAAACGTATTTCAAGATGGCGACGGAGTTCATGGGGGAACTAGGGAAAGGATAAATTCGATATCTTGTTGTATGTGTGTGTCATTTGCGTGTTTAGAATATGCATTGGGAATACCTTTTTCTCCTGAACCAAACCAATCTTTTGCTGGAATTCTATCTCTACTGGTCAATGCGGTATATTTTACTTTTTCTTTTAATGTCATGGCGATATCTTCGCGTCGAGTCTCCAAATCTTCTTTCATTTTTGTAGGAAACAAATTGTATGTTGTAAAAGAATGAATGATCAATGTCGGAATTGTTTTTTCTGTTTTTTTGTATAAATTAATGGTTTTTGCAAATCCGGTAATGGCTCTCTCCATGAAACAAGAATCCAAGTAATGACCC